GATGCTCGTAGTACTTCGAGCGATTGAGCTTCTTGAGAATCTGCCGAATATCCTCCTCCGACAGATCGGCAATATTGTCGATGCGTCGCTTCTTGATCTCCATCACAACCTCATTCATGACCTCCTCGGGAATGATGGTGCTCTCCTTCGCCTGAAACTGATTCAGGATCTCGTTGAGGTGATTGATCTTCTTGTACGCATAGTTGTTCCGCTCCTTCGGAGGATCACGGAATGAGGGGAAGTCAGAGACAACCAGGGCATACTCTTCGGATCCGCACGAGGGACAGACAAGAATACCCTCCGAACTGATCTCCTCACGAGCCACATTACAGGCCACGCAATGCTCAGTCAGTAACTGAGTGGCTTCGGGACCATTGGACAACTTCATGCGAGCCACATATTCGTCAAACATCTGCTTCTTCGACAACCCTGAGTCAACGACAGGAACATTTGCAACAAAAAACTTCAAGAAGGTATTGCTATCCTTCGGAGGAAGCGTAGGGACCGGACCCGTAGCCGTATCCTGCTTTCCGTAATAATCAATCAGGATGTCCATGTTTTTCATGTAATAATCCTGAACTGGATTCGCCTGAGCCATCTCCTCCTGAATACTGCGGATCTGCGCATCAATCTGCGAGCACTTCACAATATCCTTGAGATCCGTCGAGGTCTCTAGCCGTTCCCTCTGTTGCTTAAGGGAGTTCATCGTCTCCTCCAGGTCCGCCGTCTTTGTCTTGGTCTCCCTCATTCCCTGCACCAACTCCTGATGAACCGAGTCCAGAGTTCCCATCGAGGAGCCCGAGGCGTTTGTCTCCCGAATCTTTCTCACCCGGAACACGTCCATGGAGGCTACTTACAAACTCCTTCGTCTGTTTCATGTAGATAGGATTCGTGAACATGCAAGGACGTTGGCGTTTCAGAGACTTGACCGTTTCCTCAAAGTCAAAGCCAAAGTTCTTCGTAATATAGGTCAGAGACAGATAGGCAGAACGATTGATTCCACACTGGCAATGAACGAACACTGTCCCGGATCCCTTCTCACGCAACATAGCCGACATCGTCTGCTCAAAGATGAAATACCAATGCAAGATATTGGCATTCAGACTGTCCACAGCTGACAGGCACTTATATCGAGACCGATACAGATTACGAAACCACGGAGGAGAATCCTCGGGCATCGCGCAGTTGATAACGTGTGTAATGTTATGTTTAGATACGAAGGAGGCGGTGAGCATTCCCCCCGCTCCCACCAGAATCCGAGAGTAAAACCAAGCGGGAGGCTGGGCTAGGTACTCTGGACGGAACATTGTTCTCTATACTCCACGATTGTTTAATCGAAAAATATATAGAACGTGCAGGTGTTTTTTGGTTTTAGTGTTTACTCGCTGTCCATGTCGACCGCGTCAAAGCTGGCGTCAAAGCTGGCAGCGAGGTTGCGACGTACACGAATAGGAGCCGGAGGAGGCGTCAGAGCCTGAAGCGTGCGATTCGGCGTTCCCACCTCCTCGTCGTCATACGCCTCGTGCTTCTCCGGCTTGAACCAGATACGGAGGTGAATGTTCTCCACGTCCACGGAGTGAGCGATGTCGACGTAGCGGAACTGCTCCGTCAACTGCTCGTAGCCGTCAGAGTCCTCAAGAAGCTTGTTGAGGTCGAGACGGGGATCCGAATCCAGGTTCTGAGCGTCCCAGAACCGTGGATACGTGACGTCGACGTACGCTCGACGCCCGTTGAAGAGCGCGAGGCGGAACTGAGTGACGATGTCTGCCTCGTCGATCCTGTCCCGCATCTCCCCAAGGACGTTGGAGATGATGCGGCGACGGTAGGACTCGCCCTCGGCGGCGGCCTCGAGAATGTAGTTGCGCTGGTTGACAGTGATCATGGTGTTCGACATCTTAACACGCTTCCTGGTTTGCGTGGCGGGATCAAATCCATTTTAGACGAAGGTGCTCACGAGGAAGTTATTCAGCAAATGCGAGGCTACCACCGCCACCGCACCCAGCACACCCGCACCTTGCCACGACAGCACTCCACCCGACGTATATGCATTCGGCACATACTTCAGCAGGAGATCACGAGGTGCCGACAGAGACAGCGCCACCGTCACGAGGAAGAACGACACATACAGGGTCAGATTCGCCCACATGAGACGCATCATCGGCAGACTCGGCTTGAACGAGGGTGCCATCTGCGTACGCGGGTGGTGATCGGAGCCCGCTATACCGGGCATAGGTCCAGCCGACTGAGGGCCCTGGGGAGACGGAAGGAGGGCATCCAGCGGGGTGGCGTCAGAGTCCATTGTTTATGAAGAAGACGGGATTTCACACGAGGCATCTTCCACGCGATAGGTATAGCACTTGCCATCAACCTTGTTCGTCTTTGTCTTCACCTCGTCCAGCGGAAGAGCCAACGTGCGATAGCTGTCGTAGTTCCGGTGGAAGATCAGGACAGAGATCCCAAAGCCGATGATGAAGGAGAAAAAGGCAGAGGCTCGTTCTAGGCCCCGAGAGACGTTGATCATTGCTTTACACCTGCGAGAAGATTGAACGACTCCCACGAGTCCCCGCAAGGAACCTCAATGGCGTTCGTACGGACACAGCCCGTATCTGTGTGGAAGACACCGGTATCATGAGGCTCGGGGACGGCAGGCTGTTTACGGCTGGGAGGGATAATGACGCAGGCGAGAAGCATTCCAACAATCGCACCTGCGATAAGCCACGTGGGTTGGATCATTATTGATTTTCCAGATAATAATAGATAGCCATCGCAATCGGTGTGGTGACCAGACCCGAATACGGAATGAAGATGGCCAGCGCCGTGAGCACATAGGCTGCCGTGATGTGCCCCGCCAACATCAGAACACGATAGGTCACGACAATACTGAACGCCCACAGCATCGTCAGCAGAATCGTAAACACGTATCCAAAGCCCGTGGTCAAAAAGGTCCAGGTTGCCGAGGGCTTAGCGTCGTCCGTCTTGGGTTTCGGCTTCTCCACAGCCTTCGCTGAAGGAGCGCTACCAGACTTGAACTCCTGTCCGTCCGGAATCATCACTGTCTGTTCATTGCCGTTAGCATCCACGATGTCCAGGGTCAGACGACGTCCGTTGATGATGTTAGCCGACGAGTTCTGTTGGGCGATCTTGGTCTGAAGAGCGGTTGCCTCCAGAGTAGCGGTCTGCTGATTGATACAGGCCGTATCGTTGGCATTCCCCTGGCAGTTCTTGATAGCCTGATCCTTGATGTCCTTCTTGTCCTCATCGGTCAGATTTGCCACGTTAGGATTCAGAGACACAGAGGGCACTAAATGAGACCCAGCCGTGATATCCAAGGACGATCCATCCTTCACCATCTTCTGTATGGACTTTGTAATATCCGTTGCAGAGGTCTCGTCGCCCCAGGTCGCCTGCTTGATAGTCAAGCTCATTGTTAGTTAGCAAACACGAAATTCGCAAGACCACTTGTAATGCGCAGAAAGTTGATCGACTCCACGTAGACACCGACATTGTAGGTGTAGGCAAAGATGACGCTGTCTCCGTTCGTGTTGACTACCACCGTCACAAGCTGATCAGGTGTAAACAGATTGCACTGGGCCGGAGGAATGATAACCGGATTCGGGCTGAAGAGAGAGGACTTGAGGACGTTCTCAACACGCTGAGAGGCGACACCCATGGCCGTTGGAATGGGTTGCTGAAGCGTAAGCCGAAGAATGGTCTTGTTGAACATGCTGGCGTTCAGGGCTCCACTGGGTTGGTAGAGGTCATTATTCAGAGCAAAGGAGTACTGGTAGACGCCAGGAAGATCAGGTGTCTCACCGGTGGTATGCTTATACATCTGAATCAGAGAGAAGTAGTTCACCGGCTTCACAGTAAAACGTTCCTTGCCGTCCAGCAAGATCACGCCATCAATCACCGGATCCCGAGGGGAGACTGAGGTAATCTGTTGCTGACCACTCGAATACAGGAAGGTCTGCGACTGGGTTGAGTTAGTAAGAGACGAGAAGGTGTCCGTATTTGTTGTCGTAAACGGCGCTGCCTTCGGATTATCCCAGTTCGTATAGTTGTCCCAGTCGTTTGTCAGAACCTTGTCTGTACGCTGGGCACTGAACACCAGCCGAGTCACCAGATTGAAGGCAGGCAAGAGCGAATCGCTGGATCCATACTGACCCGTGTTGTTGATGTACTTGATGGTCTTGACCAGGAAGGTCTGATCGGCACTTGCAATCTGGCTCATCTCCATCTCCGTGAGATAGGCAAAGTTGCCCTCCAGGTAGGGATCCGGAAAGAAGGACGAGAGCTGGGGACTGGTCGGGTACCCATTCTTATCAGGGGGAGACAGGAAGGGACCGATTCCACCCGGGGCCTGAATCCGTTGACCATAGGTTGGAGATCCCGAGTCTGTATCGAGAATGGTGAACAGATTAACAAGTGGGCGATAGACAACGTTAATCGACACATCCGAGTTCTGCATGGCCACCAGCGGAAGAGCAAGACCCGGGTTCTCGCAGAACCAGAAATGAAGAGGAATGGTCAGCTGACGAGACCGAATCGAGGGCTCAGGGACCTTGGTGTTGGGTCCCACGCCCGGATAGGCGGTCGGAGAAATCGCATGAGGATACTGGTTCTGCCGTCCATTGCCATTCGCAGGATCATAGAGCTCAGGGACGTTTCCGACCATCTGATCGACGATCTTGCGCTTGTTCGTGTCGTGGGTCAGGTAGGAATACATCTTCATCCACTCACCCGTCATGGTCTGAAGAACCTGTCCGTTGGCTGTGATCTCGATGTGGTCAATTAGGTTGTAGCCGATGTTCTTAACCCACTGGAACTCGTATCCCATCGAGTTAGAGCGCTGATCAAAACCCGTGGGAGGCGTCACACCAGTTCCCAGATAGGAAAGAGGGGACCAAATATCAGGAAGGGTGATGATGAGGTAGGTATCCAGCAGAATCTGAGCATACCGGTCGATACGACACGAAATCTTTCGTGTAGTGTTCTGATCGAATTGAAGGTTCGAGCTTGTGAACGTCATTCGGATCGACTCCATGGCAAAATTGGTATGACGACGATAGACAGCACGGAAGTGTGTCATGGAAGGATTTCCATTGACAAGTTCGTTCTGTGCGCCCACGCCGACGAGCTGGATAAGTCCTCCAGGCATTACTATTGTGATTAGACAAGATACGGTTGAATGCCAGGGTACGCAGGCGTGTACGAGAGCGTGCCTCCCGCACTCACGTTTTTGGGATTGCAGCAGAGAGAGGTAAACACACGGCCCAGCGTATCGCCGTAGTAGTTGTTGCGTCCCGGAGCACTCACAGTCAGGTTGTACTGATCGTCACCGTTCGCCAGAACCGAGGTGTACATCGCATTCGTCCGGCGCTTCTGGGGAGGAGAGGCAACGGCGATCGACTTGGCAATGATTCGGCGCTTGTACTTGGTGATATAGTCCTGCGTATTATTGACCTGCATTGTAGTTTACGCAGAGAAAAGTCTAATCTATCAATGAAGTTTGTTCTGGTCAGCACACATGTTGATCAGACGACGGGGTACTCCAAGGTTGTGATCAATCTGCTCAAGCAGTTGACGACTCTGGCACCGGCTGTGAAGACCTATCACTTTGGGTTTCAGCGCCATCCTAAGCGCGAGTCGGTTCGCAAGGTTCCTTTTGGCGTACTTGCCTATGATGCAGCTGCCAACGAGGATCCTCGCGAGGAGGGCTTCGGATTCAACAAGATTCACGAGTACCTGGAGATGGTGAACCCCGATGTGGTGATGATCTACAACGATCCTCTGATCATTCACAAGTTCATCGAGGCGATGAAGTACAAGAAGGACGAGTCTCCGTATAAGCTCTGGCTGTATGTCGATCAGGTCTACGAGGGAATCGCTCAGCCTCTGATTGATAGCCTCAACAAGAATGCCCATCGGATTTACTGCTTCACGGATTCGTGGTCCAAGACGTACGCGGGATACGGAGCCTGTCCGGATATCGGAATCATGGAACATGCCGTGGATTCCACGATCTTTCGTCGGATTCCCGAGGTCGCTCGTCAGTCAGTTCGGGCCCGAATGAATGTTGGGCCTGAGGCAATCATCATGATGAACGCCAATCGGAATAGCTCTCGCAAGCGCCAGGATCTGTCGATCATGGGGTTTGTGGAGTTGATTAAGCGGCACCCCTCGGAGCCGTACTACCTGCTCTTTGTGACCAGTCTCAATGTTCAGCAGGGTGCCTACTATGATCTGGCTCGTATTTACCAGACCGAGCTTCGTCGTCAGGGCATGAGTGTCGATGACTTTGGAAAGCGTATGATGATTGTGGATACGGGTGACAACAACGCGAAGGCCATGACAGACGATATCATTAACGATCTCTACTGTGCCTGTAATATCGGTATCAACACTTCTGACGGCGAGGGCTTTGGTCTGTGTCAGATTGAGCATCTGTACACGGGTGCTCCTCAGATTGTCACGGATGTTGGCGGATATCGTTCGTTTATGGACGAGTCTGTCACCGAGTTTATTGCTCCCTCAGGCCGTACGTACATGGCCGGTTCAATGCCCCTCGGATTCTGGATGCCGACCTTTACTGTAGAGAGTGTGGCTGATGCTATGGAGTCGGCAATTCGGAAACTTCCGGAACGGGAGTTGAAGGCTGTAAGGTATTCCTTCAAGACCTGGGACACAGTCTGTGCGGGGTTCCTTAAGGACATCAAAGCAGAAATCGGATCGAAGTCGAATTGACCATCTCGCCCATTCGCAATAACCGCTTATTATCGTCCCACGCCGGACCATCAAAGACCTCCTTCGTGTCCGGATCGATGATCAGTGACAGTCCCTTGATCAGAACCTTCTGAAGTCGGCGGTGCTTGCGACTAGTATTGCGCAGAACAGTGGCGTCCGTGTCCTCAGACTTGATGTTCGGCTTGAAGGCCAGATCCTCGGAGGTCGTTGTGCTATCAAAACGCATACAAGAGACAACGGGCTTCTCACGAGCATGGAGTTTACGATGGATCTCGCAATCAATCGCCGACTCTTTCAGAAGAAGACCTATCTTCTGGCTGATTCGCTCTTTCTCGTAGGCTGTCTCATACAGATACTCGTCAGTCGACATGAAGGCCTCGACCGCCTGCCCCTCGTACCGACGGATCGAGGTGTCGTTACGACGGATCGCGACGATGTTCGGGTACTCCGCTGACTTGGCCTGGTCCTCCGTGAACACCGAGACGTAGAAGCTGATCTTCACCGTCCGCTCCTCCATGGGCAGAGTGGCGTGAGAGCAAATACGAATCGCACGACCAATGACCTGATCGTGACGCGCAGGTGTCCAGTGGGGCTCCATGATGTGAACGTGGCGGGTGTTCGCCAAACTAATACCCTCAGCGCCTGTGCTTGTCGCCATCAGCAGGCTCAGGATCTTCTTGCCGCGCTTCTCGACGCTCTCCTTCAGTGAGGCAGGGAAGTTCTTGCTGTACTTGTCATTGAAGATCTGAAGAATCAGATTACGCTCGTCCACGTTCTCGTCGCCCGTGTAAAAGGTGTACGAGGGCTTGTCTTCCATATCCGGGCTCTCGACCCACTGACCCGCCTGCTTCACAATCTTATATTCCTGCCAACCTGCAGCATCTAAGATTGCCGCAAAGACACCCAGACCTTCCAGAGAGCGATACTGGGAATAGACGAACTGGTTCTTGTCGCCCGTCGCCTTCACGTTCTGTAGCATCTTCAGTAACTTAGGACTGAAAGACTCCAGCGCCTTCTCCGACAGAAAGCGATCGGGATCGGCCCTGAGACGCTTGAGGATCTCTTCCTTGTCGGGAACATCGGTTTCCTTGAGCACGCCGTTGTATTCTTTCGTCACGGACTTGGTCAACTCCCTCAGATCGGGAGGAATGATGTAGTTACAGGCCAGACGAGAGGGGACACGATAAGTTCCCAGATCGTCGTCCAGAGACGAGCGATTGCGACGAGAATCGATCTTCATTTCCGTCCACCGAACCTCGAGGTACCGCGTGAACTGCTCCTTCGACATCGCGATCTTCTCGAGCATGTGCTCATCATCCACCCGACGAGGAACGAGGCGCTCATCGGCACCCTTGAAGTAGGAGACCAGACCCTGAATACGCCGACGAAACATCATGGGGTTCTTGATATTCAGCCCATCGAGGAATAGACCGGCAAACTCCTCGTAGTCGGTCGGCAAGCAAGTGAACTCCTCAGTGGTCACACGCTCAGAGGCAATCTCAGCTCCACCCACCTCTGTCTCGATCTTGGACTTGATGGAGGCCACCCAGTCACCTGCCTGAGGAATGAAGGCCATGTCCTTCATGTACTGAACGGCAATCCGATCGCCGTTTCCATTGAAGGTCGAGCGAAACTGCGGGGGATTGCGAGTCACCATGACGTACTTCTTGAGAGCATTGAACTCGATCGTGTCTGTCTCCGGAAGCTGACGGAAGGCCTTGGAGATCCGCTCCTCGTCCCAGGCGGCAATGGACTTGAAGGGAATCACGATACGCTCAATCGGACCCCGAAGCAGATTCATGAGATACGCAATCTCATTCGGACGATTGATGACCGGCGTTCCCGACAGAGCCACAACCTTGCAGAGCTTGGCACGGTAGATCGAATC